TTATGACGGAGAATCTAAAACATGGACGTTTAAACAAACAGATGTAACAACTTATTTTTTAACCTTGATTGCTATACGATATGATTTTAAATTTATAGACGAAACATTACTAGACGATTTTGATGAGGTTAAAAAAGAAATAATGCACTATAAACAACCAGTAGCCACATTGAAAGATTCAAAGATGTTGATCAGCAATGCCAGTGAAAGTTTACAAGACTACTGGATAAAAAACATTGAATCCTTGCCATTGATACAACAAGTGGATGCTTGTAAAAATTTAGGATTAAGCACGCGTGGTATAAAAATTAAATCTTGGTCTGGGTTAGGCGGCAAGATAGCTTGTAATCAATCAGACCGTATGTGGATAAGCAGTAAAGATTATTCAAAAAATGAACTAATGAATGCACTATTAGAATTGAACTGCTTTCCGTTGGTTATACCGGTATCTGGAGATCCTTATACTAATGCAGAAGCAAGTGAATGGCAAGAATGGTTAGATGTATTTTATAGACACGGAATTGAAAATAAAAATTTAGCTTTTGGTTTTGATATGAAAGAACCAAAAAAAATAAATGATCAAGATAATTTGTTAAAGGAAAAATGGACTGAAAAAATGGAAGAACATAAGTTCCAAACTTTATGTGAATTATGGCAAATGGCCAAACAATTTAAATTTATAGATAGTAATACAAAAATTATTTTTGTTAGAAATAGAATACCAAAAACGTTAATAAAATCTAAAGTAAAAGCAAAAGCAAGTTTGGTTTCCTTAGGGGGCGGTTATTATACATCTGGCACCAATAACTTGAAAAGATATCTTGATTCTTTACCTAAAACGTTGTATTATAATGACTATCGTCCTTCCAATTATGATTGGAGTGATAGAGTTATAATGAAACTATGAGCAGTTGTAAACTAGTAATCAAAGATCAAGTCAACGTAAAGTTTGAGAATTTAGATCTCAAATGGCGTCAACGTCTACATCAAAAATTCAAATATCAAGTACCATATGCTTTTCATTTGCCGGCAGTAAAACTAGGAAGATGGGATGGAAAAATTGCATTCTTTGGTTTAGGCGGTACAACATATCTTTACTTGGTTGATCAAATCCTTCCTATATTAGAAGATGGTGGCGTGTATGTCGAACTAGATGATCAAAGGCCAAAACAAGATTTAGAGTTTACAGCGATAGATAAAAATTATTTGAGTAATATAAAATGGCCTGACAAACATCCTAGTGCTGGCCAACCAATAGAATTACGAGACTATCAAGTGGAAACAATAAACAAGTTTATTGAAAATCCACAAAGCATACAAGAGATCGCAACTGGTGCAGGTAAGACCATTATAACTGCGGCACTGTGCCAGTTAGTCGAACCATATGGACGCACACTAACCATAGTTCCTAACAAAAGCCTAGTCACACAAACTGAGGAGGACTTTGTAGCTTGTAATTTAGATACAGGGGTGTATTATGGAGACCGTAAAGAAGTAGGAAGATATAATACAATAGCCACCTGGCAGAGTTTAAACGTGCTTGAAAAAAAAGCAAAAAACGAACATTCAACAGAATTCAAAGAATTTATAGACGGAATCAATACAGTAATAGTCGACGAGGTACACATGGCTAAAGCAGATGTATTAAAAAGAATGCTTACAGGCCCTTTTGCCAATTGCCAAATTCGATGGGGACTTACAGGCACAATACCAAAGCAAGAGTTTGAATACATGGGTATAAAAGTTTCTTTGGGTGATGTAACAAATAAAATACCTGCCAAAGAATTACAAGACAAAGGAGTGTTGGCCAACTGTAATGTAAACGTTCTACAAACAAATGACATATTAGAATTTAGAAGTTATGCCGAAGAACTAAAATGGCTAACCACAGATCCAAAACGTATGAGTTGGGTGGCACAGACAATAAAAGATATCTCAACATCGGGCAATACACTTATACTTGTTGATAGAATATCAGCAGGAGAAATACTTGAAAAGAAAATAAAAAATAGTGTATTCATAAGAGGTGCAACAAAAAACACAGAAAGGAAAGAACATTATGATGAAGTATCTACTGCTCAAACTAAAGTTATTATTGCCACATATGGAGTGGCCGCTGTTGGTATTAATATTCCTCGTATTTTCAATCTTGTACTTATAGAGCCTGGTAAAAGTTTTGTTCGAGTTATTCAATCAATTGGAAGGGGCATTCGTAAAGCCGAAGACAAAGAATCTGTAGCCATATGGGATATTACAAGCTATTGCAAGTTTGCAAGAAGACATTTGACTCAAAGAAAAAAGTTTTACAAAGAGGCCAATTATCCGTATAATATAGAAAAGATAGACACAGATTTATATGAAAATACTAACACTTGAAGATAGATCATATGCCCTGGAAAAAATACCTGAATGGGTTGATGAAAAATTAAGATTTGCTGTACTGGATAATTCAGATCCAGAAAATCCAGATTTCTTTTATATCCCATTAATTTTTTTAGAAAGTTTCAATGCACCTGCGGCAGTGTTACAAATTGGCAAACACAAAGTTAAAATGCCATTAGATTGGAAAATGCTAATTGGAGAACAGGGCCAACCTGAGATGCACGTGCTTCCAATAACAAGTTTGAACGACAGAGGGTTTGATGCATTTACGTTCAACCCATTAAGTAGTAGCAAACCTGATTTTTTCAATGTTGATATCGTAGACATCTATACAGAAGTAAAATGGTATTTCCCCAAAATTAAAACAGGACAACTACTAGCTGTGCCTTTGACTAAAGGACGTAATCCGGTGTGTGCGTACTTTGTGAAAGATATTTCAAGACAATGTGAACAAATAGATTATGGATCGGTATGGTAGACAAGAAAAGAAAATTTTTTGAATTAAGGAATGGACTAAAAGCAGTCGACTACAGAAACAAAGACTATTTTGATAGAATAGATGATCACGAAAAAAGTTTATATTCTCCATATATGTTGATGAGATATGCTTCAAGTATATCGTCCAAAGATCAATTTTACGTAGAACATTATGTTGAAATGGTCAACGAATGTGTAAACAAGCATCTGTTTACTTTGTCAAGTAAACATAAAAAACTATGTTGGATACTAACATCAATGTGTGGTGCTTTACAACAACAATTTCATCCATGGATCAAACCAATGAAACGTGTGCCTAATAAAAGTTTAAAAAAACTGCAACAACTTTATCCTAATATGAAAGAGTCTGACTTAGAAACACTCGATAATATTATATCAGATAAAGAGTTAGAAGAACTACTAGAGTCTCATGGCATCGAATCTAAATAAATGCACCTATTGCGGTAAAACATTCACACGTGAAAGAACTTTACAAGTTCATATGTGTGAGCCTAAAAGAAGATATCTGCAACGTGATGAAAAATGGGTAGTGAATGGCTTCTTAGTATTCCAAAGATTCTATCAAATACATCAAAACAATACTAAACCAAAAACATATGATGACTTTGTAGCTAGTGCATACTACAATGCATTTGTAAAGTTTGGCCGACACATGATGCATATAAATCCTTTGTACCCTGAAAAATATATTGACTATGTAATATTATCAAAAATAAAACTTGATCACTGGGCACGAGATGATTTGTATGAAACATATCTTATTGACACACTGAAAGCAGAGCCTGTTGAGTCTGCATTACAAAGAAGTATAACAACTATGATGGATTGGGCTGAAGAACAAAATGCACAGTGGTCAGACTATTTTAGATTAGTGAATACAAATAGATCAGTGCAACATATACAACAAGGAAAAATTACACCGTGGCTGTTGTTTGGTTGCAAAGCAGGAAAAAGTTTGTTAAAATCATTTAACGACGAACAACTACAAATAGTTGCAAAATTTATTGCTCCAGATTTTTGGACACAAAGAATAAAAAGTTCACCAGCAGACAAATTATTTGTAGAAGAAACAGCTAAGGAGGCAAAAATTGAGTAGAGTAAAACTTGAAATAGATGATGAATTAGACTTTGACCTCGAAGATGGAGATATGATAATACACATTAAACATGATGGAGAAATTGGCAAAGTGTGTATGCCAGATATGGATTACAAAATAAAAGAAAGTTTAGGATATAAAAAAATGTTAGAATGTCTTGACATACTCAAACCTGGTACCAGTGAAGAATTTATCAAATACAATGAAGCAAAAAGAAAAGGAACAATGCACTAATGCCTGATGTAGATATTGATTTTTTTGATAGAGATGGAGTGTTAAAACTTTTTAAACACACACCAGCAACGATTATCAAAGATGATAAAGTTGAAAAACATAAAACAGGAGTTTACTTTCATGCTGTTCCAGAAAATCCTGTATCAAAACATTCAAGTATAGATTACAAAGATGCAGAAGACAGAGGGTATTTCAAAATTGATATGCTAAATGTAAACATTTACAAACACGTACAATCAGAACAAGAACTTGTTGAGTTAATGATACAAGAGCCTGATTGGGACATGTTGAAAGATATACAAATTGTTGATCAATTATTTCATCTTAACGGACACTTTAAAATTGTTTCACATCTACAACCTAAAACAATTGAACAACTTGCGGCAGTGTTAGCCATAATACGTCCAGCAAAAAGGTACTTGATGTATAAGGATTGGGAAACTATTTTAAAGGAAGTTTGGATCAGACCAAGCGATGGCAGTTACTTTTTTAAAAAATCTCACGCCGTTGCTTACGCCCAAGCAATAGTAGTTCAAATGAATTTGCTTCAAAGAGGTAAATATAGTTTTGATGCAACATCAAAAAAAGACTAAAAAAAGATCAAAAAAATCCAAGAAGACTAATCACTATCAAAAAAATAATCACTTAACAAAATACTTTGCAAAGTTGATTGAAAAAAAAATTAATTAGACAGGTTTTCTAACTAATTGGATAGTTCTTCTTTTCACCCGTTTCTTTGAAATATCAGAAAGTTTTACAGTAGGCCCTGCCACAATTTGTATATCTTTTGAGCTTAAAGTAACCAATGTAGATCTAAAGTACTTGAAATCACCTTTTAGGAATATATTAATTGGTAGCTTACGATTTGACTCATACCACCAAGTTTCGCCACACTTTAAAAATCTGATTTTA